AGTTGCTGACATTGAAAAAGACAAAAGTGTAGCAGATATGGGTCTTCGTGCAAAAAATCTGAAAAGCATGCTTCGTATTTTAACGTACAAAGCTGCAAAAGCCGGAGTAACCATTCTTTGCAGCAACCATACATATGCAGATCCTGCTAGCATGTATCCCAGCTTGGTTAAAAATCAAAGCGGAGGAAGTGGCCCTTTGTATATGAGCAGTATCATTGTTCAATTGGCTCGCAGAAATGAAAAACAAGACGATAAGAATGAAGAAGATAAAATGCTTCCTGAAGCCAAGCAATATTCAGGAGTGACTCTTCGTGCCATGACAACCAAGAACAGGTTTTTACCGCCTTTTCTGGAAGTTCCAATTTATTTGAATTATAGAACTGGATTAGACAAATATAGTGGACTTTTGGAAATGGCAGTAAATCATGGAATTATTATCCAAAATGGACCAACCTATACTAAAGCAGATGGAACAAAATTGGGTTATGGAAAAAGTTTTAAAAATGATATATCTTTTTGGGAAGAGTATGTTATACCTAACCTTCAGGAGAAATTAAATGTCGCCTACAAATACGCAGACGCAGATACAGACGCAGCAAAAAAATGAAAAGATCATTTTCATTAGTGCTACTCGTGGTAACAAAACAAACATATCTTTCTTAAAAAGCATCAGCAAGATTCCGGATGCTGAGTATGAGATAATCGAAAACAACACGGATAAATTGTGTGTTGTTTATAATCGGGCAGTACAAAAATACATGGATAGCCATGATATTATATGTTTTATTCATGATGACGTTTATATTGATGATTTAAGAGTCATACACAAGCTTCAGAAAGCAACTCGAGAAAGTAATTATGATATTATAGGATTGGCTGGGGGTATTAATCCTGTAATCCGTTCTCCTGCATTATGGCATTTGATGTGTGACCGCGAAAATCTTAGGGGTGCAGTCGCGCATCCTCATGGAAAAAGCATTTTTATGACTAGTTTTGGTGCCACACCTTATGAAGTGGATTTGATTGACAACCTTTTCATGGCATTTCGCACAAAACTTTTTAAAATCAATTCAAATTTTAGGTTTGATGAAACAAATCCATCTCATACGCATTATACCGATTTGGACATATGTTTACAGGCTAAAAAATATAGTTATAAAGTAGGTGTTTGGCCAATCTGGGTTATGCATGCAAGTCCAGGGTTGCGTGATTATAATGATCCAGTTTGGCAAAATGGTCAAAAGTGGTTTTTGGAAAAATGGTCAAAATAAAAAAAATCGATCACGAAGCATTTGAGCCACTTATCATATACAAGTGTCTACTAGATGCTTCATATCTTGGAACGATTGTTGAATATCTGAAGCCAGAATATTTCAGCAATGAAAATATAAAAAACATAATTGAAATTATTACTGATTTTTACAAGAAAACAAGTGAATCTCCAACTATAACAGAAATAAAAACATATCTTGTAAGTGATAAACAAAAACAATCTTGGAAAAATGTAGTCGAGAGTTTCAATGAAATAGACAAAAATTTAAACATAAAAGAATTATATGAAAATACAGAACTGTTTCTTCAAGAAAAAGCTGTTGGTAATACCATCATGGAAGTTATTGAACAGAGTGAAAAAGCTGGCATCAATACCTCTGAACTTTTGGAAAAGTTTCAAAATGCATGCAGCATAAGTTTGACTCATGATTTGGGTCTTAATTATTTGCAAGATATTGAAAAATTCATCACAGAAATAACCAAGACAGAAAATTACATATCCAGTGGATATAAATGGATTGATGAAGTGCTTGGGGGTGGTTTTCTGCAAGAAGGAAAAGCACTTTATGTTTTCAGTGGTCAAACCAATGTGGGAAAGAGCATTGTTCTGGGAAATATGGCCAGCAACATATGTGCCCAGGGAAAAACTGTTCTTCTGGTCAGTTTGGAAATGAGTGAAATTGTGTATGCCAAACGTCTTTGTGGTAATTTTGCGAATATTCCGGCGTTTTCATTGAAACATAAATTGGATGAATTACGGGATGAAATTGCAAAATACGTAAGGGAAAATCCCAAATCCCAGCTGATCATCAAGGAATTTGCTCCCAAAACAATTTCAGTGTCTAATCTTACGGCTTATATTAAAAAGCTGGTTCAAAGTGGAATCAAACCAGATGCAATTATTGTGGATTATGTGAACCTTTTTGCCACAAGCTTTGGAAACAATTCATACGAACAGATTAAGTATATCACAGAACTTCTTCGTGCCGTAAGCTATATTTTCAATGTTCCTGTTATTACTGCCACACAATTAAACAGGAATGCCATCAATCAAAGCAATCCTGGATTGGAAACCATGAGTGAAAGCTTGGGATTGGCCATGACTGCCGATTGTATTTTCAGCATATGGCGTGAAAAAGAAGATGAAGAACTTGGACGTATCAATCTTAGCGTTCAAAAAAATCGTCAAGGACCTGCATTTGGAACTGCATGTTTTGCAATTGATTATACCACCATGAGAATTCGAGAAGAAGCAAAAACTCAAAATATTGATGCTGTAACCCGCACAGAAGAAACTCTGAACAGTATTAGTATCATGGAATGAAAAAGACAAGGATTATCTGTGATTTTGATCTGGATGGAGCAGGATGTTGTCTTGTTACAAAATGGTCATCATCAAATCGTGAATATGAGTTTGTTGGTACAAATGAAGATGGTTTGGAAAATGAACTGAAAAACGCAGATCCAACAGCTCCTCTTTTAATTTATGATGTTCTTTTTGAACAAAAACATGTTGATCTTGCTGATAGAAGCAATGTGCTTTTTGTGCATCACCATGATCCAATAACAACCATAACCAGCAAAAAATGCAAAATTGTATACCGATCAGAAACTTCTTGCACCAAGTTATTACAACAAATTTTCAAAAATGTGAACTTGACCATGGAACAAAAAAACATTTTAAATTATATTGATGACTATGATTGTTATGATTTAAAATATAAAAAATCATTGTTTCTGAATATGCTGTTCTGGTCATTTACCGGAAACAAGATTGAAAAGTTTGTTTCTGCTTTTGAACACGGAGACCGTGAATTTACAGATCAAGAAAAGAACATGATTCGTCTTTATGTGAATAAAATGATAGAAACAGCCAAAAATAGCGAACCGCACATTTATAAAACCAAAAAATTTAATATAATAATATTTTATGCCGATTTTGCAATAAATGAATTGTGTGCAGAATTTACAAAAAAATACGATTGTGATGCTGCAATTGCCATAAAGAAAAATACCCTTTCAGCATGGATAAGAATAAACAGAGCAAAAAACACCGAATTTGATTGTGGAATTTTTTCCAAAATGTATTTGGGTGGTCATGGTTTTAAAAATTTTGGATCAGGAAAGATTACGGAAGCATTTGTTGATTTATCAAAGAATTTCGATAAGATCTAATATGGACAAAACAATCATAGAAAAAGAAACAGAATACTATTTTCTGTGTTTTTGTAGTCTGGTGTGTATTTTGGCAGAAAAAAAGCTTAATCTGCCGAATGTTTTTATCATGTTTTTGAAAAATAAAAATTACAGATGTCTGTTTAAACAAATGATGAATATTGATACAGATGAAGAATGCATAAGAATGTTCATACAGTTCGATCCAAATCTTTATAAAAGCAAGTACATCACAAAATATCTTAATAAAAATAAAAAGCTGAAACTTCTGTGAGTTCAGATTTGCTCAATATTTATAATTCATTTGTGCGGTCTTATCGAACCGCCAACAATGCACCTTATCGATCCAGAAAAAATTATGATACACTTCCACAGGAAGTAAAAAATAAAGTGGAACGTATCAAGCTGTTTTTTGATTCAAATAATCTGAACGTGGATGAATTTTTTGAAGCACCTTATTCGCTTTACAAGGACACCAAATATTTTCCTTTTGAATATTATCTGACCAGAAAAGCGATTCGCACATATGCAGATTATCAAAAAGACATTCTTATGCAGGGTCCAGATGATATGAGAAATTTGATAAAAATGAGAAACAGTGTGGTATTTTTGAAAAAATTTTGTGAAAATGAAAAAATATCTTTTTCACAATATCTAAATCACTTGAAAGAGAAAGTGCCTTCTTTTATTACACATTTAAAAAACCGAAATGTTTCAATATATTTTTTATTGGGATTAGAAGGTTTTCAAAATGCCTTTTTTGCTTTTGATTCAGGTTTGACAAAATTCATAATACCAGACATTTATGACAATTATGAGTTGTATAATAAAAAGTTCCTGACCAGCAAAAATGCCCGTCTTTTTGTAAAAAGTATTTTAAATAAAAAGATTCTTGGTTGACTTATAATTTCGTATGTTAAGATAACTCAATGAGTAAATTCACATCATCAATGTTTGAAACCCTGAAGGAATCTCTTTCCAAAAAGAATGAGAATGGTGGTCTTTATAAGAACATCATGAAACTTGAAATCGGCAACACATATGTTGTTCGTCTGATTCCAAATCTAAATGACATTAACAAAACTTTTTTCCATCATGTTCAGCATGGTTGGAACAGTTTTGCCACAGGTCAATTTGTCAGTGCCCTTTCTTTGCCAAAGGGTGAATATGATCCAATTGGCCAAACTCGCTACAAAATGCTTTACAAGAGCAGCAATGATGCTGACCGTGTAAAAGGTGCAGAAATCAAGCGTAGTGAAAAGTGGCTTGTAAATGTTTTGGTTGTTGATGATCCTGTCAACAAAATCAATAACGGAAAGATCATGATTTTGCGTTATGGCACACAACTAAAAAAGGTTATTGATGATGCCATGAGTGATTCGGACGAATATGGTGAACGCATTTTCGAACTGAGTGAAAAAGGATGCAACCTGAAAATCAAAGTGGAAAAGCAAGGAGATTATCCTTATTACGGAAGCAGCCGATTCACATCACCAAAAGAGATTGAAGGTTTAGACAACAAAAAGCAGGAACAGATTTATGAAGGAATTCATGATCTGGAAAATGTATATGTCAAGAAAAATGCAGATGAACTGCAGAAGCTTTTGGATGAGCATTTTTTCTGCAATGTGGCAGCATCAGGATCTTTCAGCAAGCAGAAAAAGGATGCAGCAGAAACCAACATTGATCTTGTTGAAAAGAAAACTGTTGTAAAGTCCAATCCTGTTAGCAAAAAGAAAGATGACAACGAAGAGGATTTGATCAAGAATCTCTTGGATGGTTTGGAACCAAATGAATCAAATTCCTGATCCTAACATTGCCAATATTGTTTACAATTTTCTGGGCACTACACTTGCCCAGCTAAATGAAATTGATAAACATAATGTTGGAGGAAGCAGTTTAAAAGCTGTCAAAACAGATCCGAAGAATGTTTTTCGGGTTAATGCAGATGCCGGTACAGAGTTGCTTCCAGATTTTCCAATGTCTGTTAATCCTCCGCAAATGGCACCTCAACCACCTGTAATCTCAATGGTTCAACCCCATCCACAGGCAACAACAGTGGCAGCTCCTGCTGAGTTTGTTGCAAATGCAAAAGTTCAATCCAGTATTCCAATCCATGACAAAAGAGTTGGAAAGGAAATTGATAATATAATAATTGCATTAACCAATATCAAGAACATACTGAATGAATAGGTTCACTATTGAGAATAAAAACAAGTTCTCAAAATATTTTTTGGAACCTTTGGCTCGTTTGAATCCAAAATGTGTTCTTAAAATAGAAAAAGATAAGATTCAGGCTAAAACAAATTACACAGACGGATCGCTTTTTCTTGAAGCAAGTTCCAGTATTGATACAGATGTTACAGATGCTATGGAATTGGCATTTGTTGATTTGACCAGATTCATCAAAACTTTGGATTTTATTCAAAAAGATGTGGTCAGTTTCAATATGGATAAAAATGTTTTAACTTATAAAGACAGTAGCAATCATTTTATATTGCATACGTATGATCCAAAAGTTGTTCCAAAATCACGCATCAGTTTTGAAAAAATAAACAAACTTAATTTTGATCTTAATTTAGATTTTGCAACAAATGTATTTTTTGAAATATTCAAGGCAGGTGGCATATATCCTGATTTAAATAAATTATATTTTAATTTTAAAGATAACATTTTAAAAATAGAGCTTTCCGATCATACAAAAACCAACTGTGATGGATTTACTCGTACCGTTGAAAATCTGAATTGTGACGGAAGCAGCTTTAATTTCATACTTCCTTTGGATGCTTTTCGAATTATTTTGGCAAATAAGATAGACAAATTACAGTTTCGATTTGAAAAAAACAGCAGCATTGTAAATGTAGTATATGAAAATGATGGAATCAATGTATCTTATGTCATACCCTGTTTAACAAAATGAATAAAAGAATAAGCAAAAACAAGATCCGAACTCCAAGTTATTTTGTGAAACGTATGAAGGACAATGGTTTTATTGTATGGAAAACATTTCAGGAATACAACAAAAACGATCCTCGTCTTTGGACTATTCTTTTGGATCCTGGATACAGTAGTGTTTTTATCACGTGTTATCGCAACAAAGATTTTGAAGGAGACATCATGTTTGAATTGAATGATGGTGGAGTTCGTTTCATTAAAAATTTCAGTTTGAGAACTGACAGCATTGAAAGTGTGGTTTTGCTTTTGCTGGAAAAAGGAATTCAGAATAATGCAAAGAATAGTAGATTTTTTAAAACACGGGTAAATAGTTCAAGTGAAAAGTCCTCGCAAGAAAAGCAACAAGAATCACACCCAGTCGCATAGTCTTTCGTCCAAAGATCTTTCGAAAAAGTTTGTTTCTCCAGAAAACATGGAGAACATAATTAAAAGTGCTTTGCATAATTATGCCCAGCAAAAAATTAATCTGAAAAGTGAAAGGACTGTTGATCTTAGCCATTTGGACGGAATTATCAGTGAATATCTGGATTGTTTCATTTTGATTGGTTATGATATGAGCAACAGCCAAATTAATTTTGTGCATGCCAAAGATCAAAAAGATGCAGACGCACTCAGCGCTGCCATTAACCGTTTCTTCTATCAGTCACAAAACAACATAAGACCCAGCAATGATGATTGACAATGTTCTTATTCTTGGATCAGGTTATATAGGCAAAAACCTGACCAGCAAACTCATCTCATTGGGTGATGTGAAAAGTGTAGAGAATGTTCGTCAATCTTTTCTTAATTACAAAGATGAAGACAAACTGCGAGAATATCTAATCAAAGGCAAACCCAACTATCTGATCAATGCATCAGGTTATACGGGCAGTCCCAATGTGGAAGGTTGTGAAAACAATTGGCAAGATTGTTATTGGATGAATGTGGTGGTTCCTGTTCGCATTGCCAAAGTTTGTAAAGAACTGGATATACCTTTCATCAATATTGGAAGCGGATGCATTTATGATAATCAAGATAAAATTTATAGTGAATATGACATGCCAAATTTTGGCATTTTCAGCAATCGCAGCAGCTTTTACAGCAAAACCAAACATCTTTGCGAGGAAAAGCTACAGGATCATCATGCATACACATTTCGCATAAGAATTCCTTTCAACAGCGAAGTGGTCAGCAAAAATTATCTTTATAAATTGATCAAGTATGACAATCTTATAAATGAAAAAAACAGCATAACAGGTTTGGAAATGCTGGGTGATTTTACCAACTTTTTCATGAAACTGGAGAAAAAACCTGAATATGGTGCATATAACGTTTGCAACGAAGGAATAGTAAGGGGCGGAGAAGTATCTGAAATGATGGCAGAACATGGACTTAAAAATCCCAACTGGCAGATTAAAACATATGATGAAATGAATTTCCGTGTGCATCGAAGCAATTGCATGTTGAGCAACATGAAAATTGAAAGTCTGGGTTATAAACCTAAAAAGGTAAGGGATGAACTATATGAATGCATCAAAAACTTCAGTTATGCTCTCAAAAATATTTCAAATAATCAAGCTTAAAAAACATCGAAAAGGTGATTTTTTTGCAATATTAAAAGGCAAGTTTGCCGGTGAATTCTGGGTTCTTGTGGAACTGGATGAAAAAGAATATCATTTCCTTTCGCTTCCTGATCTTAAAAAAAGAAGTGCTCCTTTTAATAAATTGGATATTGGAATTAATTGTAAAATTATTGATTTTATACAAAATATTCCTGGTAAGGTGTTTAAAGTTTGCCAAGAACAGTATAAAAGCGCGAAATAATATATAAATATTATAAATAGTAATATGATCAAAAATATTCCATTTGTTACGCCCAAATCTATTGCCAGTCCATATTCTGGTGAAATGACCAAACCCAAGATTTTGGATCGTCAAGTGGGCAACAATCTTATGCGGGAGGCACAATGGATATGTCCGTCCAGCGGCAACATTTTTCACCGGGGAATCATTAGCGTAGAGGAAGTTAAGCGCAAATGAGTCGAGCTGTAAACACCGCCAATCTGGGCGCAAAGCTGCAAAGCACCACAGGCAATGAGCTTAGTGGCGGCGGCAACATCAAAGCTGTAACATTTCAAGGCAGCGGCAAACTTTTAACAGATCTTTTGCAACTGACGGGCGGAAATATCAACATTCCTGTGGGTAGCACCCGGCAATTTACAAAATTGCAAAGTGCCCTC